GGCTGGATCAAAGACATAGGCAAAACCAGAGAACAAGTCACTGGCGTTGTCTGTGTTGATCTGGCCTGCGCCGGTAAACGTGGTGCCCACAATGAAGGTGTAGTTAATACCCGCAGCCGCCGTCGGCAGTGTTACCACAATGCCTGCGGCTCTGTTGAGGGTATAAACCGTACCGGAATCGGTCGACTCAACACTCTTCGTCGCCGTCGTGATGCTGCTGATATTGGAATAAGCAGAGACATAACCCGTCGTGGTGATATTACCACTGGAGTCAACGTCCAGATTGGTTGTGATCGCGCCCGTGGTCGAGTTCTTGCTGATTTGCTCGAACCCGTTCTCACTACGGACGGGACCATTAAAAGTCGTATTAGCCATGAAGGTCTCCTGTCGTGGCCAGTGTCTGCGTTAGCAGTCAGGAAAGGAGAAGGAGGGGCGAACCCCTCCCCCATCCCACGGTTTTATGACGAACCAGAGCTTCCGAAGATGCCGAGGTAGTCACTGACACCAAACGAATAGCGCTCACGCGCTTTATAACGCACGTTCCCGGTGTCGAAGTCGCCGTCCATACTGGTCTCCAGAGGAGTCCGTGTGAAGTGCTTCATACCGTTCGGTACGTCCGTAATCAGATACCAAGAGTTCGTGTCAGTCAGATAATGATTGACCGAGTAACCATCAGGGATGGTTCCCAAGGACCTGAGTGCGTTGATGTCATTGTCTGCGGTTGCGACACGCCCCGGAGTTTCCAGGATGCGGGTAGCGGCAAACATGTTATTGGGCGGTATCACCAACCGACGCGGGCGAGCCGCAATCAGTAGGCCCCGCTCATCAGTCCAACCGGCGATCGTGATCGTCGCATTTTCCAGCGACGTCTCGTTCAGGTCAGCCTGAGTCGTGGGGGTGTTTTGTACCGTACCTCCAGACACCAGCGTGTGCGACGTATTAAATAACGTCACGCCATCGCCAGAGCTGAAAGCGCCGCCACTGAAACCGTTGTTCAGCGGGTAAGCACCCTTTTGTTGCTTGGTATACGCCATGCCCCGAGCGAGTGCTTTGGTGTACCTAGCGGAGAGAGAGTCATAGAGGTTGTCCTCCATGGCTTCTTCCGTCAGGGCAAAGCCCATCGCGATCGTTTCATGGTTATACCGAGCCGTGAAAGACTCTTGCGCCGAGTCGTAGCTGATCGCTCCGCCCTCAGCCTTGACGGGTGCGGCCCCAAAACCACTGAGCTTCACTTCTTCCTCGAAGCTTCGATCAGAACTTTCGGTTTCGTAAATCGCCGCAGTCTCGTCTTCGTAAGTCTCGTATTCCAAACCAAACAATGCGTTCAAACCCGGCAGGAGTTCTTTCAGCATTTGCGCTCGTGAAATTGCCATGCTTTATATCCCCGTCGTGTTTACGTATTGGTGGCCGACATTGAACTTCATGATCACGTCGGTATACGCATCACCCACCGCACTGTCAGGGCCGTCGACATAATCGACAATCCGTAACGGCAGTGTGTTAGTGGTAGCCGACGTACTCTGATCTACTGCGTTCTTGCTGTGACCAATCGTTGTTGAACCAGCAGTTACTACGATCGCGAAATTCGAGCCAAGCATCGCTTGCGTTATCGCCCCGTCTCCTTGCATCTGAAAGAGTACGTTAGGGTCGGTAAGCACATACGCCATGGCATCACTGGCCGCCACATCGGCGGTCCACATCTGCGCATAGGTCGGTTGGCTCGTGGTCGGATCGGTGTAACTACAACCCATGAACACGCCTACTGGAGTGGCTGTCGTGGTCCCGGCATCCTTTTCGATGGTACCGGCAGCGACCAATTTGACAAAATCACCCCAAGAAATCAGCGTGTCATAGCCGCTGGCAATCTTAATATGCTGAACTTTTCCCGTGAAGGAACCGCTCGCACTCAGAGTGCCTATCGGCTTGGCGCCATAAGGCGCGGCTGAAGCAGCCATAAGCTAATCCTCATACAAAATTAAAAACCAAACGATTCGTTAAGAATCGCGCCCAAAAGTCACCCGGGTGCTACGCTCCGGCTGGAGCACGGGCATACGCGGATCACTTTCTCTCATGTAGTTGCTGTCCACGGCATCCATCTGGGCTTGGGCCATGTCGCGATAATACTCAGCTCGCTTCTCAACCTCTTCCTTCGGCGCCTTACACAACAACAATCCACCCACTTCAACGTTCCCCGGAAACTGCGAGCCATGATCGGAAACGATCATCAGCTCGGGATGGTCTTCGGCCCTGACTGGCTCCCAACCTTCACGAAACCGCATCGAGACATTGGTGTTGTCGGATTGACCTACCGTTGAGGTCCTGATCCAACGAAACACCCATCCCTCTTGCGGGATCGGATCGGGGAGAACACTGGGTGGTACCCATTTATCGGAGGGGCGCTGTTGGTCTTCCCTCGTTGCTGGGGTTTCTCTCAAATCATCACTGCCAGACATTTGTCTTTCATCGCTCACGGTTCTGCTCCTTGGCAAGTTGAACTGCATATTGTTCAGGAGTGATCCCCAGTTTGCGGGAAAGATCAACCTGGCTTGGCTTCAGTTTATATTGGCGCGGCCTGCCCGAATTACTTCGACTGGATGGGGCGACCGTGTTGGTAGCACGAGACGCAGAGGCTGAAGATTTCCCCTGTGACCCGAGTTCATCAGGAAAGAGTCGACGCATCTCTGCATCAAGCCTTTCATAATATTGTGGAGAGGTGGGACTAACCCCTTCCTCAGTGACCAGCTTTTCATGGAGTCCATAAGCGGCGCCGGTCATGACCTTGTCTTTTTGAAACCACGACTCATTCGCCTTGGCCCACTCCGTCACCTGCGGGTCCGGTGGCGGCTGCTGGGGCGGTTGTTGTGGTGGCCTCTGCCCTTGCGGAGGCGGCCTCATCATCCCGGGAGGAGGCGGTCTCATTCCAGGCGGCGGCATCTGACCCGGTTGAGGAGGAGGTCTCCCCACTGCCGGATTCATCGTCTGCGCCTGAAACATCTCCGCTCGGGCATTAATCATTTGTTCGTTAGCAGTTACCACCGCCTCAGTATCCCCGGCTTCATGGGCGGCTTTGTACTCGCCCTTGGCTTTCTCCATGCCGGTCTGTGCCTTTGCGTGTAACTGCTGTGCCAAGGTCGCGTCGCCCTGCTGTATCCGCGCTTTTAAGCGCTGATTTTCCGCCAGCAACTGCTTGGCCACACTCACGCTTTCATCACCAATACGCTCCGCCTGCACTTTGGCTCGGCGCTCTTCGTGGTATTCGCCCTTGAGCTGATCGATACGCTTCTGCACTTTCTCGCTGTAGTTATCGATCTCACCCTTGCGATCCTTTTCCTCAATGGGGTCGTCATCAACCACCACGACTTCCACGTCGGAGGTATCGGGCATACCCACAGACAACGCTTGGCCAAAGCCCAGCTCGTCGGTTGCTTCGGTGGCTGCCTCGGTGGCACCCAGGTCTTCGTTTTCACTCATACTTTTACTATACCTCGCGGGTCTTGGACGACCGCTTCCACGGTATCGTCATTGATTAAACGGAATTCTCTGCCATGGATGCTAATGCGCGTACCCGAATAGGCCCGCATTAAAATCCAGTCGCCCGACGCACACCAAGGTCCGGTAGGGAATCGACTAAAGTCGGCGTAGCACAGCGGTCCCATCGACACCACAAAGCCCACGATCGAGGAGACTTCCTCGTTTTGCAGGGTTTCCGTCGTCTTGATGATGCCGCCATCGGTGGTCTCAATGACCTCCGGCAACGCAATCAGAATCTTCCAGCCGCAAGGCGTGGGAAGCTGGCGCGCCGTCTTCGGCTCAATGCCGATATCGGGAGCGTCAGGCTCTTCGCCCTTTACCAGTTCCATATTTCTCTCCAACAACGATGAGGGGGCATCGCAGAACCCTGCGCCCAAGGGGGCGTTATGCAGCTTCGATCCTTTCAACAAGATCAAGCAGTTCGCGTTCGGCCCACGCAAGTCCCTCGATGACGCCCACCTCGTGGCGATAGTCGGGGAAATTACTGGCCGATCCGGTAACAAGGTTGTCGGTCACCTCGTTCATGCGCTCGCGTATTAACTTGCGCAGGTATTGCGCAGCGTTCAGGTCAAGAGGGCCATCCATCAATTAGTCCTCGTCCTTTTTCTTATCATCATCGAACACGATCTCGGCAATCTTCTCACCCAGTCGTGCTCCTTCGAGACGCTGATTGGCAGACACTTTGCGGTCTTCCAGCGCCTCCTTGGCTTGTTCTTTGGCCACGTCGGCGCCAATGCGCGCACCAGCAATCCGTTCTTGGGTTGCCATCCGCTCGCGATCGATCTTGGCTCTTTCTTCCGCCTTGGCCAGATCGGCGGCCACCTTGGTAGCATTCTCTTCGGCCTTGCGGTAAACCTCGGCTTCCTTGATTTTTAGCTCTTTCTCCTGCATCTGCACCACCGGGTCTTCCATGCGTTCCTGAATTTCCTTCTGCTGCATCTCGGCCTGATCCTTACCAAGCACTCGTCCGGCAGCTTCAGCCACCAGCTTAGAGAGACGCAGTTCGATGTCTTCCGGTATCGGTTCGCCCAACGGCGGCAGCTGCACACCCAGTTCTTCTTCGATTTCGCGACGGTACTGGAGTGCTAAATGTTCGGTGATGTGATCGGCAAAGGCTCCCTCGATCGCTTGCGCACGCGGCGAGTTGGCCAGCATTTCCCCAATCTTCGGGTCCTGCGCCGCCGATATATGCACCTGAATATGCGCCTCCTGATCCTGATACGGGTAAGCGCGTACCGGATGGCCGTTGAACATATTCATGTTTTCGGTGACCGGATCGAGCGGCGGTACATCTTCCTGTGGCGGCACGATGTCATCGACGTTCTCAATACCTAGAACATCGAGCATCTGCCGGTGCAGTTCGCTCATGTTGTAGATATCGGGCGCCGTCGAAGACAGCTGCAAGGCCGCCTGATACTGCATGATGCGCTGTGCCATGGTGCTGGCGTTCGGGTTTGAGACGGGGATGACATCTACGCGCTCATCGAAGTCGGTGCCCTTGGCTCTTTCCTCACCCGGCTCCAGTTCAAATTCGTATTCCACCGGTCCCATGTCGCGCACCACGTTGGTGAGCACCCGGAACTCGCGGCGCATGGCCGCATGCAGACGTGCCTGAATCGCCGACATGACTTTCATGTTGCGTTCCAAGAGTGCCAGCGTGGTCCCCACCGGGGCCTCGGTGTTCATGTCTGCCGCTTTGACATCGGCGATGGAGGCGAACCGGCGCCCCTCTTCGACGATGTTGCCCAGTAATTCCGCTAGGACCGTGCTCGGTTCTTTGTACGGCAGGAAAGTAATGTTGTCGCGGATGGTGCCCCCGGGCACGTCCACGTCCCTGAACTCCCCCGGCATGATGGGCGAGTCATCGCCCTTGATGCGCAACCCCCGGGCTTTCAAACCGCCCGGTAAATTCGATAAGGTCCCGGCATCCACCAGTTGTCGCAACAGGCTGGTAGCGCTGCGGGTAATCCCACCAATCAAATGAATCAGGCCAAAGCCATAAAAGCCCAGACCCGGTAGATATTCGTAATGCACGAAGTGCTGACGCGGCATGTGGTTGGGATCGTCCTCATACCAGTTGCGATACACCGACAACACCTCGGTCGAGGTCAGGTCGATGGTGATCACATACGGCAAGGCGATGCCGGTGTCTTCGCCATCCTCGCCTACCTCCTCGTAACCGGGAAGATCGACGTAAACGTGCATCTCCAACAGGGTATGGCGGTTGTCCCAGTCGTAATCGGGCCGATCGCCAGTCAATTCGTCGTATTTGCGCTGAATTTGGTTCAGATCGATGCCCGGAGTGGGCAATTCGATGTCCCGATAGAAGCCAGCGACCTGTAATTTGCGCACTTCGTTGGACGTACGCTTCATCACCTGCGTAATACGGGACGCAGTTAGCAAATCGGTGGCCCCATACGACACCACCATGTCCTCAGCGGGAACAAACACAGCACAAGGGCGTCCCATGCTCACATCCCAGTAGATTTTCCTGAATGCCGACCCTGCCAGCGGCAAACTGAACAGTAATTTCTCTGTTTCTCCCCGATATTCGATCATTCGCTCGGTGAGAAGGTAATTCATGTGTTCTTTGACGCGATTAGCCTGTTCTTCCTTCTCCTCGGTGATTTTTCCGAGGATTTGCGTCTTGACCGGCCCCGAAGCGGGGAAAATCTCGGAAATAGCCTGTGATTGGAAGCGTACCACCGCCTCAGTGAGCAGTGGATGGTGCACACCGCATGCTCCGGGCCATGGTTCGGTGCGTTCTTCGATCTTCAGGCCCAATAAGTCGAGACCTTTGCGGTATGCCTCCTCCCAATCACCCCTGGAATCCTTGTCACCGTTGTATTGCGACACCAATTCCTTCGCTAAGGACGATAATTCATTCTCATCGATGCTATCGGCAAGGTTGGCACCGAAACTTTGGTCCGGTTCCTCCATTCCGCCAGTAAAATCGATGAGCATGCCACCATCTTCGGTCTCAATCGAAACCGCTTCCGGGTCCTCGATCACAATCTCGACGTCTTCTTCGCGTAATTCCCCGATCGGGTTGCCTAATTGACGATCAATCGCCATGCACGGGACCACTTACCGGTGTTTTCTTGTCCTCAATGGGAACATCAATGGTGGTGTAGGCCTCATCCACGTCGGGCGTCGACTCATCGTCACCCAAAAAGCGCCCCTGCTCATCGCGAGCACGCACTTCGACCTCTTTCACGCCCTTGAATACGCGCTTAAACCACGTTCTGAACGCCATCGTCTGTTCTCCTAGTAGTAGGCGGCCTTTCTTTGATAGATCGGCACATCCTCTTCATCGGTATGCAGGGGAATGAATCCCCCTTGTCGGAATCGCAACAACGCTTGAGTGCTGGAATCCACTAAATCATCGTGATCGCCTGTCGGGAAGGAGGCAAACTCCTCAATAACCTGCTCCGAAAAGCGTTTCTTCGGTGCCCATACGGTACCCGAAGCAAATAAATCAGCCACCGCATTGACCCGGGCGACCTTATCGTTGCCGCGTGATGGGGTGAAGTCCTGAACCGGAATCCCCATGCGACGTAATTCAAATATCAGCGGGCTGCCTGCAGCCTTCGCCTCGACGATGAAAGCATCGGGCTTCCATTCCCGCCAAGTATCGTAGGCTCTCAACTTCAGCTCAGGAAACTCCATCCGTTCTTTGAACGCATGCAGCAACATCAGCTGGGGTTGGGCGTAACCATCGGTGCCGACGCTGTACCAGACACCCCATGTGGTGCAGGCGGAGAAGTCGGCGCGCTCGCTCTTCAGGAACGCGGTATCCCATGACTGAATAATAAATTCACACTTAGGCGGCTGCTCTTCTTCCCAGACTTTCCACCACTCGCGTTTGACCAAGGCGCCTTCTTCGGCGGCTGGGTCTTGTTGATACTGGGCCGACCACTTCGACACCGGCAATTCGGCCCGAAGCTTCTCTAATTCTTCAATGCGCCAGAACTCAGGCCAAAGGGCGCGCCCGGAATCCATGATGGCGGGAAACTCAATGACCTCCCACTCATCCGCGCCATCGCGCTCGATAGCCGACTTTAAGATGGCACCGGTCAAATCACGCTTATGCCAGCGCGTCATGACAATGACAATGGCCCCACCCGGCTGTAACCGTTGCCGTGGGCCGGACGTGTACCACTCATAGACCCGATCGAATACCGCCGGGTCCAGCGATTGACCTTCCTGCTCCGAGTGCGGGTCATCGATAATTAATAAGTCAGCGCCTTTACCGGTCACGGCTCCGCCGACACCGATAGCAAAGTACTCGCCGTTGGCGCTAGTGTTCCAGCGGCCTGCGGCCTTGGAGTCAGCCTGCAATCCCACCCCGGGGAACACCCGCTGGAAATCGGGATCGCCGACAAGGTTCCGCACCTTTCGACCGAAACCCACCGCCAGCTCGGCAGTGTGTGCGGTCTGAATCACTTTCTTCTCGGGCGATAGCCCCAGATACCAAGCGGGTAACAGGTACGAAGCAAATTCACTCTTGGTATGCCGTGGCGGCATGTTGATGATCAGTCGCTTGAGTTCACCGCGCGCCACTCGTTCAAAGGCATCCGCCATCTTGGAATGATGATAGCCCTCGATAAAGGCGGGCCACATCGCTCTCACAAAATCTAAAAAGGAAGCGTGCACAACCTCACGCTGCTGGGCGGTTTCGTACTCCTCCAACAGCGCCAGCATGCCCTGACGTTCTAGATCAGGAAGTTCCTGCACACGATCGAGCAGACTCTGCACTAAACGTCTCTACCTCCACGACCGCGACCACGACGCCTACGAGGCTGCGGTCCTAAAGTCGGACGGCGCCCC